GGTGCATATGATGATTTTATTAATTCTGCTCAGCAGTATGGAACTTCTAATGATTGGATTTTTGCACAAGAGGGTGCAGGGTATGCAAGAGAAGGTAGAATTGAGTTAAAGAGAAAACTTTACAGAGCAATTGCCAATGTCAACATTCTCGAAGGTATCAGGTTTTATGTCTCGTTCGCTTGCAGCTTTGCATTTGGTGAACTCAAACTTATGGAAGGATCCGCTAAAATTATCTCTCTCATCGCAAGAGACGAAAATCAGCACCTTGTCATTACTCAAAACATCCTCAATAAGTGGCGTGAAGGAGATGATCCAGAAATGCAACAAATTGCTAAGGAAGAAGAGACATGGGTAAACACTGCGTTTGAAAACTGTGTCAATGAAGAAAAATCATGGGCAAAGTATTTGTTTAAGGATGGTTCAATGATTGGATTGAATGATAAACTTCTCAACAACTATGTTGAGTGGATTGCCAATCGTCGTATGAAAACCATCGGCCTCAAACCTTTGTATGATATTCCTGCAAAGAATAATCCTCTTCCTTGGACTGAACACTGGATTTCTTCGAAGGGTCTTCAAGTGGCACCACAAGAAACGGAAGTTGAATCTTATGTTGTTGGTGGTATTAAACAAGACGTAAAGAAAGATACTTTTGCGGGATTCAAACTCTGATATAAATATTAATAACAACTGAATTGAAATAAGTCTTATGGTTACTCAAACTAAAATTCCGAGGGTAGTTTCGGAAGATCTGCCCTCCAATCCTTTTGTTTTTGAAGTTCTCGCATTGGTATCTGAACAAAAATCAAATGCAAAAAAGTCAGAGATTCTTAGAAAATATTCTCATCCATCACTAACAACTATCCTAATTTGGAACTTTGATGAAACTGTAATCTCAGAATTACCAGAGGGACTTGTTCCTTATGCTAGTGTTGGTCAACAGAATGTTGTTTCTGGCAATTTAAGTGACAATATCAATAGAGCTGTTGAGATGATGGGAGAACTCAACTCCAACTCAATTGGTTCTCAAGATCAAGGTAAGACTTCTATTCGTCAAGAGTATACTTATTTTTACAATTTTGTGAAAGGTGGTAATGATCGACTCTCAAGCAGAAAGAGAGAAACGATGTTTATTAATATTCTAGAAGGACTGCATCCTCTTGAAGCAGAAATTCTTATGCTTGTTAAGGATAAAAAACTTCAAACTAAGTATAAAATTTCTAAACAAAATGTTTCTGATGCCTATCCTGATATTTTATGGGGTAATAGATCTTGAGTTCTATTAGTTCTAAATATCTGTAGAAAACTATTTAAAAATTTTTAATGGCTAGAGTAGGTATAGAAACCGGAGACCTTTCTGGAGTAGGTGCAGATACTTTATATGATGGCGCATTAAAAGTTAATTCCAATTTTAGTGAACTCTATAATACATATGGTGATGGAGTTAATTTGCCTGCTCCAGGAACAGTAGGTAAATGGGATCAAAATAATACTGGCGTAACTACCTTTAAAAATGTTGGAATAGGAACCACTTTCCCAACAGAAAAACTTACAGTTGTTGGCAGTATTGGTGTTGGAGGAAGTTTGGTGTTCAATGATAGTGCAGGAATTTCAACAGTAATAATTGCTATTGGTAGCGAAAGATTTCTTCAACACACAATTATTGATTGTGGTGAATATTAAATTATCGATATAAATAACTAAAACTTCGATAAATATCGAAGTTTATTACGGCTTACACCATAACGTAATTAAATGATAGACACCAATCCTATTTTCAGGATTAGAAGATCCTCAGTTCCTGACAAAAAACCAACAGTAGATCAACTATTGTCGGGAGAACTTGGTCTTAACACATTTGATGCAGAATTATATACTTTACGTTCTAGAGCCGGAATTGGTACTGATATAGTAAGACTTGGTGCTGGTACAACAGTTACAAATATTTTTTACGTAACAAAAGATGGAAACGATAATAATACTGGAAAAAAACTTGGTGATGCAAAACTGACTATTAAAGCAGCAGTATCAGTTGCATCTACTATTCCAGGAGCAGTTGTTAAGGTATCTTCTGGAACTTATATTGAAAATAACCCAATCAAAATGGGGCCCCAAATTAGCATTATTGGAGACAGTTTAAGAGAAGTTTCTGTAGTTCCACAAAATTCGGACCAAGATTTATTTCACGTAGCACCAGGGAACTATGTGACCGAAATGTCTTATACTGGAACACTAAATCCCGGGAAAGCTTGTTTTGCTTTTGATCCGGATGTGATTAGATATTCGAATCAGTCTCCATATATTCGCAATTGTACCAATTTCATTTCCAACAGTATTGGAATGAAGATCGACGGCAATAATGTTATTGGCCCAACCAAATCCATGGTAACAGACTCCTTTACTCAATATAATGCGGGTGGTATTGGAGTTTCAATTACTAATAGTGGATATGCCCAGTTAGTTTCTCTATTTACTATTTGTAATGATATTGCCATTTATTGTGGAACTGGTGGTGCTTGCGATTTAACTAACTCCAATTCTTCTTTTGGTAACTTTGGATTAGTCTCTGATGGAGTAAGTTCTCTTCAATATATTGGTATTATTTCAACTTCTACCGGTCCAAATAGTGATACTTTCGTTTTGGATCTGAATGTGCCAACATTGGGAATTCAAACAGCATCTTATGATAACGTAACTGGTATTTTAACAGTTACAACTTCAACAGATCACAATCTTAATGTTGGGATGGGGGTAAATATTTCTGGTCTTGAATTTACTTGTCCTTCTGGGCCAGGTATTGTAACTTATCCAAGTGGAAATTATGGATATGTATTTACTGTCAACTCTGTTGGCGCTGCAAATAGTTTTTCTGCTTATGTGGGTGCTTCAACTTTGCCTCATGTTTACAATTCTGGTGGCACAGTAAAAATAAATATAGTGAGACCTTTTGATGGTCAAGTTGTTTACTTTGAAGATCTTTATTATACGGTGAGCGAAATAACAGTAAGTTCTGGGGGAACTGGATATACTGGAAATACTACGGTGACGATTGATCCTCCTTCAGTTGATTGGGGAATTCCTGCAACAGCAATTGCAGAGGTTGTAAATGGATCTGTTGTTAACGTTGAAGTGGTTTCTAGTGGGAGGGGGTATTCATCCATTCCACCCACAATATCTTTTGGTATGCCTAATGTTGGAATTAATTCTGCAACTGGGTTTGCAACTTTAGTTCCAACTTATTATACTATCCTACAATCTACACCAATTTCTGCTGGAATCTGTACAATTACTCTTACCGATTCTCTTCCTTATGCGGTTGGTGTTGGAACATCTGTTTTTTTCCTTAAACAAAGTCGTATATTAGCATCTGGTCATTCTTTTGAGTATATTGGTTCTGGAACAGATATTAACACGGCTCTTCCTGCATTAGGTGGAGTTCCAATTCAAGAAAATGAAACCAGTTTAAGAAATGGAGGTCTCATTGTTTATACAAGCACTGACCAATCCGGTAATTTTAGAATTGGAGATGGTGTTGTAGTTAATCAACAATCTGGAACTGTTAGTGGAACATCTTATACTAAAAGTTTATTTTCAACAATGACACCATTTATACTCGCATTAGGAGGGGATTGATAAAATGGCATTAGCACTTAATATATTTCAAACAGTAACTGCGGTTGTATCTACAAGTCCAACAGAAGTTTATACGGCACCGGTTGGATATACTGGAGTTGTTCTTTTAGCTCAAGTGGCAAACATTGGTGAAACTTCTGAAGATATAACTTTAATTCACCGCAGAAGTTCCACTGATACCGAAATGTTGAAAAACTATCCAATTGGTGGAAATGATACTGCAAATCTTTTGTCTGGAAAACTAGTGCTTGAGAATGGAGATAAATTAGTATTATTCGGTAGTAACGAAACTAATTTGAAACTTGTTGTAAGCATTTTAGAAACCCTTAACTAATATAAAACAATGTCAAAAGGTTATCTCAGTAATCGTCAAAAAAATTTAAAAATTGGCATAAATTCTTATACTGAAAATAAAACAGTACTGGATGTTACTGGGAAGGTTGGAATTGGAACTACAGATGCCAGATCATCTCTAGATGTAGAAGGAACTGTAAATGTCTCTGGTGCATCAACATTTGTCTCTAACGTTGATATTAATTCTAATCTAGATGTAGATGGCAGAACGGAACTTGATATAACCAATATTAGTGAAACTCTTAATGTAGTTGGATTATCGACCTTTGTTTCTAACGTTGACATCAATGCTGGTTTAGATGTTGATGGATTTACTGAACTTGATGCAACTAATATTAGTGAAACATTAAACGTAGTTGGATTATCAACATTTGTTTCTAATGTTGACATTAATGCTGGTTTAGATGTTGATGGGCACACTGAATTGGATGACCTCAACGTTAGTGGTGTTTCGACATTCACTGGTATTATTGATGCTAATGGTGACTTAGATGTAGACGGTCATACTGAGCTAGACAATCTTAATGTATCGGGTGTATCAACATTTGCATCATCTGTTGATATTAATGCTGATTTAGATGTTGTGGGTAACATATTAGTTTCTGGTGTAGTTACATCAACAACTTTTATAGGTAATCTTACTGGAACATCAACAACCGCAACAAAACTTGAAAATTATAGAACATTCGAAATTACTGGCGATGTAGTTGCCACACCGATTAGTTTTGATGGAACTGGTAATGTATCATTAGCAGCAACTATTCAACCAAATAGTGTTGGACTAGGTACAGATACTTTTGGTGATTATGTTAAAGATATTAGTGGAACATCAAATCAAATTACAGTTACTAGTGGCACAGGAGAAGGTTCAACGCCAACACTAAGTCTTCCAACAAATCTTGTTGTTCCGCAAGACTTAACAGTTACAAGAGACCTACAAGTTGATCGTAATTTAAATGTAAGTGGAAACATTACAATCGGTGGTACTAGTGCGTATATTGCTGCTACCGAACTTGTAGTATCTGACCCCGATATTATTCTCGGCTATAGAACTGATGCATTTGGTAATGATGTTTCAAATGATAATACCGCAAATCATGGTGGCGTTGCTCTTGCATCAACAGAAGGCACTCCATTAGTTGATTTATTCATTGCTGGTATTGAAACAGCACCTTCCACATATAAGAAAATTATGTGGTTCAAGGAAGGCACTTTTGCTGGACTCGGAACTGATGCTTGGTTAATTAACTATGGTGTTGGCATTGGAAGTACTCAAGTTCCTAATGGAGTAAGACTTGCTGCAGGTGGAATGCAAGTTACTGATAGTACTATCAGTTCTCCTCAACTTAATATTTCTGGTGTTTCTACTTTCGTTGGGTCTATAGAACTAGATTCTTCCTTAAAAGATTTTTATGGTAATGTAGGAGCCGCTGGATCTATTCTTGTTTCCACTGGTGCTGGCATAAGTTGGACAGAACCTTATGCGGCAGGCCTCCAGGGTAATCAGGGAACTCAAGGTCTTCAGGGCCTTCAAGGTACTCAAGGTCTTCAGGGTCTCCAGGGTAATCAGGGAACTCAAGGTCTTCAGGGCCTCCAGGGTGATCAAGGAACTCAAGGTCTTCAGGGATTACAAGGTAATCAAGGTCTCCAGGGATTACAAGGAAGACAAGGTACTCAAGGTCTTCAGGGCTTACAAGGAAACCAGGGAACTCAAGGTCTTCAGGGATTACAAGGAAACCAGGGAACTCAAGGTCTTCAGGGCTTACAAGGAAGACAAGGAACCCAAGGTCTCCAGGGCCTCCAGGGTGATCAAGGAACTCAAGGTCTTCAGGGCCTTCAAGGAAACCAGGGGAATCAAGGTCTTCAGGGCCTCCAGGGTGATCAGGGAACTCAGGGTCTTCAGGGCGATCAAGGAACTCAGGGTCTTCAGGGATTGCAAGGAAGACAA